AGCATGAATGATGTCAGCATGAATGGTGTTCTTACAGTAAGTAATGCCATTACAACCGATGTCGGTTATCCATATTATCAATCCCTAGGAACAGAGAAAATTGTAAACCCCCCTTCTACCACCCGAACCGTTTACGGAGTTAATATTACAGCAATGAACAAGCGGACACGCGCAAGTTATGCATCCGCAGAAGCATGTGTAAGCACATGGACGACCCGCACATCCGCAGCTGCTAACAGTTGGCGCGCTATGTGTTGGGCGCCTGAATTATCTATATTTGTAGCTGTTTCGGAAAATGGAACATATCGTGTAATGACTTCTCCGGATGGTATCACATGGACGGCGAGGTCAGCATCTGCTGCCAAGACATGGTTTGCTTTATGTTGGTCTCCAGAATTATCTTTACTTGTAGCCATGTCAACTGCGGGAGATGTAATGACTTCTTCCAATGGTACCAGTTGGGCCTCCGGGTCAGGTCTGGGATCTAGAGGTTTTACATCTGTATGTTGGGCGCCTGAATTGTCTAAATTTGTAGCTGTTGCACAGTCGGGAACATACCGCGTAGTTACTTCTTCAGATGGTATCACTTGGGCTTCAAGCACTAGCAGCACTGCGGTGACAGATTCTAGCACCTGGCGCACTGTATGTTGGTCACCAGAATTATCTTTATTTGTAGCCGTTGCGGAAGGAGGAACATATCGTGTAATGACTTCTCCTGATGGGACATCATGGACCGCACAAACATCATTTTCACAGTATAATATGTCAACTGTTGCTTGGCCTAGTGTATGCTGGTCTCCAGAATTATCTTTATTTGTAGCAACGGGACGCACCACATCATATAATGTTATGACTTCTCCTGATGGTATCAATTGGACACTTAGAACTTCTCCGATAAATGGTTCTTTTTATACTGTATGTTGGTCTCCTGAATTATCTTTATTTGTTTCCGTTAGTTTTGGGTCAGCGAACATCATTTATTCTCCAGATGGAATCAATTGGACTTCTGGGTCAGTGTCGCTGTCTAGCACTTGGTATTCTATGTGTTGGGCACCTGAACTATCTATATTTGCTATAGTGGCTTTTACTAATAAAGTAGTGACATCTGCTATTGGTATGCCCAATTCCAAAAGTGTGGTAAAGGCGCTACCAAGTCAAATGTCGGTAGATGCGAATGGCAATGTAGGAATTGGAACGACCAGTCCTGCTTACACATTAGATGTAAATGGAACCAGTCGTTTTGTTAATAATGTCACCATGAACAATGATTTAACAGTTGATGATTATGTTGGAATTGGAACAACTGCTTCTAGTTCGATTAAATTGTATGTCCGGACTTCTGGTGTTGCCAACGGGATAAAAGTTCAAACATCCACTTCAAACGCATCGGTTTATTCAGCACAGTTTTTAGGGAATAGTGGTTCTGGATTGACAGTTCTGGCAAATGGCTCGGTTGGTATAGGAACAACTAGTGGTTTTCAAAATCATAGTTTACGCATTGTAGGTAGCACTGGTGCTAGCGCACAAATATATGCGACTGGAGCACAATACGGAATTCTTGTTCAAACAAATCATTCCGGTTCAGATTATTGCGCTAAGTTTGTAGGTTCAACTAATAAAGGATTAACCGTTCAATCAAATGGAGAAACTACAATTGAAAGTACAGTAAATGGTACAGCGCATAATGACAGTCCAGCCTTAACAGTTAGCAAAGGACATTTAAGAGTAACTGGTTATTGGACGGGGTGGAGTTCAACCGGACCAGTTTCCATAGTAGCGGAAAAAACTATATATAGTTTCACCAGCATCGTGTCTTCAGACAGAAGGATTAAAAATAATATAGTTGATGTGCCAGATCACCTAGCATTGACATATGTTCGTAATATTCCTTGCTGCTATTATAATTACATAGATCGTCCAAATGAAATAAATACCATAGGATTTATAGCACAAGAAGTAAGGGAGGTTTTTCCAATAGCAGTTAATATAATTACTAATTTTATACCAAATATCATGCAATCTGTTTCTGGAGAATGGATTGAAAGAGATGACGGTAAATTTGATTTTTCTTCTAATTTTTTCACGGATATTAGTTTTGGAACTTATAAATTTCGCTTAAAAGAAAACATAAGTGAAACAGAATACATTGAAGAAGAAGTTAGTATGAATACTGACCGCACATTTACATTTAAAAAAATATATTATGATGTATTTTGCTATGGTATAGAAGTAGATGATTTTCACGCTTTAGACAAAGCAAAGCTATTTGCTCTTAATTTTAGCGCTACACAAGAAATAGACCGCATACAACAACAACACATTATAGACATTTCAAATGCACAAAATACCATACAACAACAAACTACAACAATACAATCACACGAAACAACAATCCAAACTCTACAAACCGACCTTTCCACCGCAAATACAACAATACAACAACACGAAACTACTATTCAACAACAACAGCAGCAAATAGCAGATATATTGTCTAGATTAGAAAGTTTAGAATCCAGTGCATAATAATTAAACATAATAATAATTAAAAATAAAAGCAACAATTATTAAATTACGATTTAAAGACTATTTACAAATAAAAGTATATAATGGATATGAAAATTGAAGAAGTAGAAAGCACCCCTCAACAAGGGCACGCTCAACCCCAACAGCAGCAACAACAACAGCAAGTTAAACTAGAAGACCTTAAAGTAAACACCGAAAACGATGCTCTTAATTACATGGTTGGATTTCTAGAACTCGCCCAACGAAGAGGCATATTTTCTTTAGAAGAAGCAGCAAAAATTAATGAATGTGTTGCGAAATTTCGCCGACCAGTGACTCAACCCCAATCCACATCTCAATAAGTCGTAAAATAAATAAATAATAAAACATAAAACCATAGTTTATTATTTATTAATTATAATACAATTATTATACACTATTATACAATTAGTATACAATTATTAATCAATTGTTCGTGTTCTACCTTTAAACACGCCCATTTCAACCATTTTATCTGTAAACTCCGGTCCACCCCAATTTTTCGCCATCGCATTAGGTGAAGGAGAATATGGAGATTTAACATTATCCAACGGTGTAATCACACCTATATCTTGGTTTGTAGAATCATATCCTGCATAATTGTTTTGGTTATAAGGGGGATTATCACGATGTGCGTCTGTTAATACTACATCTGGCTCTCTATACCCAACTTGCTCTTTGTAACTAGCAACCCCTCCATTTTTATCAATAGGACCACTATATTGTCTATATCCTCTGTTACTTTGAGCGTCATATGCTTCTTCAAAATATAAAATAGGACATCGTATTCCTTTTTCTTTTTGATATTTAATAAAAGTAGCATATTCATCTAAGCTTTTAAATTCAATAGGATTTACACCAGGTATTTGCTTCATATTTGTATTTACCAATGAAAACTTGCCGTCTTTTTTCACCAACAAATTGGGACATTGTTTGCCTCCTTTATATCCTTCTATCACATCCTTACGCGAATTCATCATATTATGTAATATTCCTAAAACAATTGCTGTAATTATTAATATTCTTACGATTTTCATATCTATATATATTAATTCAATATATATTATTTCAATATAAAATATCACCTAATAATATATGGAAATTATAAATGTGCGTTCAGATAACCAAACAAGCATAAATAAAATGAAAAAGCATTTAAATGACCCCGACGCGGTTATTGTAGTAGCAATTCTAGCAGATTGGTGTGGTGCGTGTCGGATGTTTAAACCAGTATGGCATTCCACTGTAAATAATTACATAAAATCTTCCGCGCAAAAAAATAAAAAATTAATATTAGCAACCGTTCAAAATACTGCAATACAAGAGTTAAATATGGAAAATGTGCAAGGCTTTCCAACAATCCGCATCATTAAAAATAAACATATTATTAATGAAAAGTTGGGGGGTATGGAACAAGACACTTTAATTCGACATATTGATGAAGCCAAAAAAATGTGTGTAAACATCTCTCCCAAATCACACGCAATTACATCTATAAAACGACGCAAAACAAAGAAAGCAAAGAAAGCAAAGAAAGCAAAGAAAGTAAACAAAACAAATAAAGGAAAAACTAGAAAAAGCAAAGGAAAAACTAGAAAAAGTAAAGGTAGAAGCAAAAGTAAAAAAGGAGTACGCAAAGTCAAACGCAAACGCCGCAATTAATTTATAAAATTGAATGAAACTATATTAAATATAATATTTTATACTTACCATATAATATTATACTTACTGTATGTCATCAAATACAGTAAATACATCCAACACAGCACAACCAGTTAAAAGAAAATTGAAGATTAAAAAATCAACAGTAAAGACATTAAAAACCAAACTACAAACCATAAAATCGAAATCATCTATGTCTATGAAAACACCAACAAGCAATCCATCTATTAAACTTATCGACATCAAAACCGATAGTTTATATGATGAAGACGGCAAAATATTCCGCATGCAGTTATTTGGTATGAATGAAATCGGCAAAACATACTCAATTATAATCGACGATTTTAGGCCATTCTTTTACATTAAAGTTCCCAATCGTTGTTTAAAAAGCAAAAAACAGGCGATCAATGAAGTTAAGGATTTTATTAATTATAATTGTAATATAACGCGTATAGACGACAATAAAAAAACCGAATACATCCACGAGATAGAGTTTGTTAAAAAGCACACCTTGTATGGATTTGATAATAATAAAGAATATATATTCCTTAAAGTAACTTTCCCATCAATGCACGAATATAACCAAGTCAAGCGTATTTGGACTTCATATATCGTTGGCGATAAGGTTTATATTAGAAAATCCAAGCAATCCGGCACTATTAAGCGAATTTATTACGAGGAGAAAACCAATAAAAAAATGTATTCAATTGGTTCGTCTCCGCCCACAACTTGTTCCGAAAATGAATTTAAACTGTCGAAATCAAAAGTAGAAAATGGGGTAGTAGTGCGTCCTGAAATTAAAACATTTGATTTCGACAGCAAAACCAAAAGAAGTTCATGGAAAAGCAAACGACTTCAAATTATTGATGGTGCGAACATTCAACTATATGAATCCGCCCTTCCTCCTTTCCTACGATTCTTTCATATTCAACAACTATCTCCTTCTGGATGGATAACATTTAAGCGCAAACCAATGTCTGTTTCCGAAACATCTAAACTATCTACCTGTGATTATGAGTATGAAACTTCGTATTCTAATATTATACCACAAACAGATAAGGAAGACGCCGTCCCAATCAAAATCGCGTCTTATGATATTGAAGCATCATCTAGTCACGGTGATTTTCCATTACCTAAAAAAACCTACAAAAAGTTTTTAGGGGAGATGATAGAGTTGTGGAATAAGCACGAAACAGATAAAGTAATATTGGAATCATGGCTTACTGCATTTTCCCATTCTAAAAAACACCGATATGATATCAGTAAATTGTATCCCAAACCAAATCAAGCAGTATCATCTGCTGATATAAAATTAATATATGAAAAACTATCCATGTTTACTATCGAACAACAAGTATATCTAAGTAATTTTGACAACGATAAACAGTTTGAAACATTGAAACTACTTAGACAGCATAAAAAACTAACGATTATGCAGGTAATTACTTCCAAAGATATTGAACCAGTAGATAAGCAAACGATTGTGGATATTGCTCTTACTGGTGGTGATGGTAACATTAATGGAAATCTTAAAAACAAGCGATTTGTGCCTTATTTAGAAGGCGATATGGTTACTTTTATTGGAACTACATTTATGAAAAGCACCGAACAAGAAAGTTATTTAAACCATATGATTGTATTAAATAGTTGCGATGATACACCAGAAGTTCCCAATAGGGAAATAGAAACATATGATACTGAAGCAGAGGTATTATTGGCGTGGACTAAGGTAATCAATCGCGAGGATCCCGACATCATCATTGGATACAATATATTTGGTTTTGATTGGAAGTTTATGCTAGACAGAACAGATGAATTAGATATAAAGAGTGAATTTATTAAAATGTCTAGAAATAAATGCGTGGAAAAATATGTTAGTAAAGAACGCACCACCAAGTTAGTAACCGACTGTAATATTAAAATTTCCACCACTACTGTAGCAAGTGGCACATATGAAGACACATATCTTGATATACCCGGTCGGCTTCAAATAGACTTGTTAAACTATTTTAGAAAAGAAGTGCAACTTCCATCTTACAAACTAGACTATGTTGCGTCGCATTTTATCAGTGACTACATCAGTGATTATACATATGTAAATGAAACGCAACCCCAAGCAGAATCTCAAACACAAACAGAAACTCAAACACAAACAGAAACTCAAACACAAACAGAAACTCAAACACAAACACTAATCAAAAGTTCTAATTTAATGGGGTTAAAGAAAGGGCATTTCGTATCATTTGAAATTATCGCCCATTCATCTGATATGTATAAAGACGGTCAGAAATTTAAAATCACCCATCTTGACCCTATCAAAAAAGAATTTACAATAGACCATAAACTAGAAATTGATAAAAAATCGAAAATTAAATGGTGTTTAAATAAAGACGATATCAACCATCATCAAATATTTGAATATACACATCAAGGTCCAGACAAACGGGCTATTATTGCAAAATATTGTTTTCAGGATTGTAACTTATGTCATACTTTAATGAAAAAATATGATATACTTACCGGTGTATCGGAACTGGCTTCAATCTGTAGTGTTCCAATGAGTTTCATTATAATGCGTGGACAAGGTATTAAACTACTTAGTTTTATAGCAAAGCAATGTCGAGAAATGAATACATTAATGCCGGCGGTGGAAAAAGACAATTCAAATGATGGATATGAAGGTGCGATTGTCTTAGATCCTAAAACTGGCTTTTATGCGGATGATCCCGTAGCATGTGTGGATTATAGTTCTCTATATCCTAGTTGTATGATTAGCGAAAACATATCACACGATAGCAAGGTATGGACAAAAGAATATGATTTAACAGGAGCATTTGCTCTTGATGCACATGGACATCCAAAGGTGTCGGGATTAAGAGATGCGAGTGGACATTTTGTATATGACAACCTGCCTAATTACAAATATGTAGATGTGAAATACGATACATTTACTTATAAAAGGCCTCATCCTAGTGCGGCGGCAAAGAAAATTAAGACGGGATTTAAAATATGTAGATACGCACAGTTTCCAGATGGCAAAAAAGCAATTATGCCGAGTGTGTTGTCTGAATTACTGGCTTCTAGAAAAGCAACTCGTAAGTTAGCAAAGCATAAAATAGTAACAACCGATGACGGTAAAGAGTTTATGGGTCTTCTCACAAAAACAGATACACATCACGAAGTATTATTGGAAAACAAAACGGTTGAAAAAATAGAAAACGGCAAAGTAGTCAAGGTGGAAGACCGATTTGACGACTTTATGAAAAATGTATTAGATAAGCGGCAACTTTCAAAGAAGATTGTTGCTAACTCGTTGTATGGTCAGTGTGGAGCAAAAACCAGTGCGTTTTATGAAAAAGACATTGCGGCGTCGACTACTGCAACTGGTCGTAAGTTGCTTATATATGGTAAAACAATTATTGAAAAGTGTTATACCGATCACATAGCAGATACACAACATGGAAAAGTAAAAGTAAATGCGGAATATGTATATGGTGATACGGATTCTATATTCTTTAAATTTAACCCCGAGACATTGGAAGGAGAACCGATACGAGGGCAAAAAGCATTGGAGATCACAATTGAATTAGCAATAGAAGCCGGTGAGTTAGCGACAAAGTATTTAAAGTTGCCACATGACTTGGAATATGAGAAAACATTTATGCCTTTCCTTCTATTATCAAAGAAGCGATATGTGGGTATGTTATATGAGTTGGATCCACATAAATGCAAAAGAAAATCAATGGGGATTGTATTAAAGCGCCGAGATAACGCACCAATTGTAAAGGATTGTTATGGTGGTATCATTGATATATTGATGAAGGAAAAAGATGTGAATAAAGCGGTTGATTTCACCAAAAAGTTCTTATTGGATATGATTGATGAAAAGTTTTCATTGGATAAACTTATTATTTCAAAGTCATTGCGTCAATTCTATAAAAATCCCAATCAAATAGCCCATAAAGTATTAGCAGAAAGAATTGGGAAAAGAGAACCAGGTAATAAGCCGGCGGTCGGTAGTCGTATTCCATTTGTTTACATACAAACAAAAGGAAAAGTAAAGTTGCAAGGTGATCGTATCGAAGACCCCAATTACATAAAGAAAAATAAATTAAAACCGGACTTTTCGTTTTACATTACAAATCAAATACAAAAACCAGTGATGCAAGTGTTTTGTCTTGTATTAGAGCAAATATCAGCGTTTAAACCCGAACTAAAAGGGTTTCAACGGCAAATTAGAACTATTAAAAGAAAACACAAAGATGATCCAGATAAAATAGTCCATTATGAAACAAAAGAAAGAGAAAAACACATAAATAAACTGGTATTTAAAACATCAGTCAATCAATGTTCTGCCAATAAGAAAAAGCAAGCGATGAAGTCATTCTTTAGTAAGTATTCATAATCCATCCACACAATAAATAACCAACAGCAGACAACAAACAATAAATAATAAATAACATCCTAACCCACAATAAATAAAAATATAGACACAAGCCCTATATTTTTATCTTATCTTATCTTAATCTACGCCCAGTAAGCTGTCTATTTAATAAATTTTTAATATTTTTACATCGATCCATTTTATTTTTATAATATCTTTTCCATACATTCACAAATTTATCAAGTCCATTATGTTTTACAGCAAACTCTCTGTATTCATATTGATACGAACTTTTTATTAATATATATTTTAAAGAGTCGTCCATATCTACTATGGGGTAAAAACTTTCATTATCTTCCCAGTCAGATACATCTTCAAATATTTCATGAACAAAATACTTTGTTTCCAAATAGTTAATCAACTTGATATTGTTTTGTTCTTCACCACTTACTCCGTGATTTTCCAAATTCCACTTACAGCATAACGCTATTTTAATATTGTTGTCAATCATTGACGATGGTTTTGTATGTAATTGTGATATTAATATAATATACATATTTTAATATCAATTTATTTGTAATTTATATCTCTTCATCATCACTATCGTCCGTCATATCAGACCATGACGATGCCAAAGTGCTTGAAACATTATTTACATCGCTGTTATTTTGTAATGATACCGACTCTACTACTGCATGTATATTATTACCCAAATCAATACTACCTGAACGAACGCCACTACTATTCATTGTATTTGTAATAGCGTCAGTTATACTATTAATTACGCTGTTTATCTGATTTTCGGACATATCTCTCCCAAATAGTTGAGGAATAGAAAATGAAATATCATATACAACTGTATTGGGCGGCGGTATTTCATCTACGGATGTATCGGTTGCTTCTCTACTATTATCATCATCCAAATTCTCATTATTTGTCGTATTTTCCGATGTCGCCGTATTAATATTATATCTACATACAGGACATCTTGAATCTTGTCGAAACCACCGTCGCAGATAAGTAGCATCAAATACATGACCACATCGATTAATTCGCAATATATTACTTGAAGAATCAAACGCCACCAATGAAATAGGACAAGAAGTATTATCCGTCTCCAATAAATCTTCAAAATCCACTATACTGGTTTCCTGCATAATTTGGTTATTGTCGGCTGGTATAGTAACATTACCTTGGTTAAGTGTTGTATTTATAAACTCTTGTAAACTCATTCGCCTTGTTGGCTGCACCAATGGCCTTCTATTAAACAACGGGTTCATACGATTTGTGCTTAAACGCCTATTTGAAAACAAAGAAGGCATGGTAGTTCGGTTTGCACTGGTCTGTCTTTGACTTGAATTTCGCACAGTTCGTCTTGTCGCAGGTCGTGTTGGGTAGATATCCATATTACTGCTCACATTACTGCTCCTGATATTCCTACTAACATTACTGCTCCCGCTACCAATTGGAGAAAAATTACTACTAAGTCGCCCAGATGTCCTTGTATAGCGACCTTGATTGTTATAATATCTATCCAACGAATGTTCCATTTCAACATATTCTTGGAGGCGAATCAATTCGTGAACTGAATTATTTATATTTCCCATCATTCTACTTATTGTTAAACTATAAGAATTCATAGATTCCATTTGACTGTTTATCAGCGATATTATATTTTGTATATTATCTTGACGGCTCATTAACACTTAATATAATATATAAAAAATATGTTTAAATGTAAATTTACATTATTAAATATTAATTAATGTCTTTACAAATCGATTGTAATAATGACAAATATAAAAATAAAGGATTATCGGGTTTGGCAAATTTAGGAAACACTTGTTTTTTAAATTCTACAATTCAGTGCCTTTCACACTGTTATGAACTTAATAACTTTTTAAATAAAGAAAGCTATACTCAAAAACTAAATAAAATACCGGATAGTTTAATATTAATAGAATGGGATAAATTGCGAAAGTTAATGTGGAGCGAAAATTGTGTTATCTCTCCCAACGGCTTCGTAAAAGCAGTTCAAAGAGTGGCTAGAATAAAAGACAAAGACATATTTACTGGATTTGCACAAAACGATCTAACCGAGTTTCTTGGATTTGTAATTGATTCATTTAACAATTCCGTTAAGCGGGAAGTAACTATGAATATAACAGGAAATGCGGAAACCAATACAGATATTCTAGCCAAAAACTGTTTTGAAATGATGAAAAAAATGTATAGCAAAGAATACTCCGAGTTTATTGATTTATTTTACGGTATTCATGTGTCACAAATAAAGTCTGTTGAAAGTGATTATATTAATGTAATTCCCGAGCCTTTTTTCAATATATCCATACCATTAACAAAAGAAAATAAACCGCACCATATCACGGATTGTTTTGATTTATATACTAAAACCGAACTTATGGAAAATGAAAATAGAATTTTAAATGATAAAACTCAGAAGCGGGAAAACGCAGAAAAGTGTATTTGTTTTTGGAGTTTACCTCATGTATTGGTGGTGACATTAAAACGATTTAATGTATCAACTGTTTCGATACGAAAAAACCAAGCGTTTGTTGATTTCGAGGACACACTTGATTTAAGTAAATATGTAATTGGGTATAATAAGAAAAGTTATGTGTATGAGTTATTTGGTATATGCAATCATACCGGTGGTGTTCATGGTGGACATTATACATCTTATGTGAAAAATGCCAATAACAATTGGTATCATTTTAATGACACAAATGTTTCTCGCGTTCCCGATTTTAATACAATGAAAACAAATCAAGCATATTGCTTTTTCTATCGTAAAAAAAAATGAAGTTAATTATATATATATGGATACAGTAAACATATCTCCTACAAAATCATTTTCTGGTTTATATGATGAAATTACAAAAAATGTAGGTGGAAATTTAACAAGTGGAGGCATACTTGTGTTTTTTGTGGTATTGATTATATTTTCTATCTTATTTAGTAATTTAGGTGGTGATTCCGGCTCTGACATGTCTTATTCGAACAGTAATGGCGGCACTAATATTTTAGAAGTCATATTATGGTCGGTCTTTATATTTTTGCTATTAGCAAATGGACTACAATACTTTTTCGGTATTGAAGCAAAGGCATCTGTTAAAAATATATTGTCAGACACACCGGAAGTTGGTATTGAGTTAAGTGATGAATCAAAATCGTTATTGAAAAAAACACTACCAATGATTGACGAATCACCAACAGAAAAAAAAGAAGTACCACAAGAAAAAAAAGAAGTGTTTTACATTAAAGATAATGTATTTACTTATGATGAAGCAGAAGCGGTATGCAAGGCACATGGTGCGGAATTAGCGAATTATAATCAATTGGAAAAAACATACAATGAAGGCGGAGAATGGTGTGGATATGGATGGTCTAAAGACCAAATGATTTTGTTTCCTACGCAAAAAGACACTTGGAATAAATTGCAAGATATTGAAGGACATGAAAATGATTGTGGGCGACCTGGTATAAATGGAGGGCATATTGACAATAAAAACGCACGATTTGGTGTCAATTGCTATGGTGTAAAGCGTTCTCCAAATGCATTTGAATCGTCTTTATTAGATGAAATGAAAAAAGGTAAATACCCTGTGTCAAAACGGGATAAAGAATTTAGAAAAAATGTAAATAAGTTTAAAGAAAAGATTAACAACAATGAAATTAACATGTATCCATTTAACAACCATAAATGGTCGCACTAATTATAAAATAATATTTAATTTAATAATATTTAATTTAATAAGTAATAAATATTATTTTATCATCAAAATCACACACTAATTTACTTTCTTTTCTTATTAGTTTTCTTATGCTTCATACTTTTCTTATGTTTCATACTCTTTTTTGTTTTTTTGCCCTTTCTTTTCTTGTGTTTTGAGCCACCTATTGAATTATTAGTTATTGTCTCATAAATGACTATTGCCGCTGGAACTAATATCATTGAAGCAATTCCTATAATTTGAGTATAAGATATATTATCCCAAGATTCAACCCTAACATTTGCAAACAAATTCGTATGATTCCTAATATCATAAGGATCCAGACCATCATATGTGTTTCCGCCTTCTTGTTCTGGACCTTTATGGTGTTTTAACGTATCAAACTTTTTAGTTAATAAGATATCTAACTTATCTACGATATCTTTTTCCGATTTTAACTGTTTAAAAGAATTTATATATTTGTCTTTCATTTTATCAGCGTTCAACGTGTCAATCAAACTATTTACTAGATCAGTGTGTTTTTTGTAAAAATCTTTAGCTTCTTGCGTAAAATATCCATTATCTTCGGAAATAATTTCGTAAATATCTTTATTATCCATTATAATATAATTAAATATAATATTTTCATTAAGTATTTATATTCTCTTTTTCATACTTTTCTTTTTTTTATCACTTTTCCTTTTTTTCATACTTTTCTTTTTTTTCATAGTTTTTCTAGCTTTCTTGCTTTTCTTTCCTTTCTTATGTTTCATACTCTTTTTTGTTTTTCTACCTTTTCTTTTCTGGTGTTTTGAGCCGCCCAACCTGGCAGCATCCCAACCATCATTGAATGAAGCAATATTTTCCCCCAATTCTGCTGCTTGTTCTGGTGTCATATGACTAAGTGCTGCCAAACCAGCTCCCAAAGTAACTACCATAAAAATTGCTCCAGCAATAACTACTGCGTGTCCAAGATTTCCCCCTTCTTGAATAGTGTCAGGGTGTGGTGTATCATGAGAAGATTGTTTGTTCAATGATTCTTCGATCATGATCATTTTTTTGAACTCGTTTGTTAAAACTTTTTTTTGATCAGGTCCTTTTTCTTTTAATAATTCTTTTATATCATCTATCATCTCTTTTTTTTCTTTGTCTGTTTTATTATTATATGTAGCAACCAAACGCTTATATTCTTCCAAAATTTTGCCTTTGTTATTCCGCAACTCAGTTTTACCATGACGGGTAAGAACTTTTTTTGCGATTTCTTTAATCTTTTGTATCTTTTCATCATCAAGAGGACTATGACTATCCGTGTTTGAACCCAAACCCATTATAATATAATTAAATATAATATTTCTATTAAACATTTATTTTCTTTTTTTCTTACTTTTCTTGTTTTTTCCGATACTCCCTTTCTTTTTCTTACTTTTATTACGCGAATTATTTGCGTTTGTGTTTGTTTTTATTTTAATGATTTTTTCCACCTTTTTTCTTGTTTTTTTATCCGTTGGTAATCTTAATAACGAACTTTCCAATAAAGTATTAAATTTATCTTGTTCTATTAAGTTGTCTTTTTCTAAATTATCTAATACTTCAATTCTAGGTTGCATAGCATACTGTTTATTACAGTTTCCATACAAAATCAACGGAACACTTAAATGTTTTAATTTCATACCAATTTCATTACTAAGATTAGATGTCGCAAATATATTTATACCTGGTTTCATGGTTTCTTTATCTTGATAAATGTAATTCATTATATATATAATATGAATATTATTAAGCAATAATATAACTAACATATATTACATATATTATTGCCAAAATCAATCATTATACGAACGCTTGATATCACTTACATATTTATATTCCCTTTTTGATTTAATAAATTTAATGATTTGCTTTACCTGGTCTTCATTTTGTATACATTCATTTAAACATTCTTCCAAAAAACGAAAGGTTAATGGTGATGTTTGTTTGCATTGCTGAAATTTCAACTTACCATCCGATATTTCAATTACCGCATTTTCTAAATTATTTTCTTCGGCATAGCTAAATATTCGCGTGCTAAAATGGCTGCGTTTGTTTCTTAGATCTTTTATGGTCTCCGATGCTTTTTTAATTTGATTGTCAATCGTGACCCAATTTTTTATATCTTCTTCAAAGTTCATTTAAATATATTAATTAGTATTATTTAATATATTTATTTTAATCTTATTTCTTTTATTTCTTTCCCTTCTTTTTCTTTAGTTTCATTACACTTCCCGTAAATATCAATGGAACCAATGCTTCCTTTAAAACGGAGAGCATACCTCCCTTTTGCACCTTACGCTTATGATGCTTTTTTGTTTTTTTGTGATGTTTCATCGACTTGCCTTTACCTTTGCGGTGATGCTTCATCGTTTTGCCTTTACCTTTGCGATGATGTTTCATCGACTTGCCTTTACCTTTGCGATGATGTTTCATCGACTTACCTTTGTGATGTCGTTTCATGGTTTTTGATCTCATAGTTTTTGCCATATTATATAATAGCACTACATAAAATTTTTCTTTTTAATGAAAGATAAAAAATTAATTTTATTACGCAGTAAAATAACAAATATGCCTAAAATTAACAAAAAACTTATTAATACAAATATAATTGATATGTAGATATATGGATATATTTCCTTTAAAATTAATTCAATCAACGGTTTTGTTATATTTTTTATCTCATCTTTAACATCTTCTCTCCCCAAAACCTCCAAGCATTCTTGGATTATTCGTTCCTTGACATCCATTTATATTTTTTACGAATATAAATATTTTACATGAATATCGTATTAAAGTTAAAATAATTATAATTAATTAAATTAATGGAGTATTTAATCGATATCAATAATACCGACGAAGATTATTTGTCTAATTTAAAATTGCACTCCCCGATGCCAATTCAGGGAGGGTCTTATTTAGCAAAACTAACATTAAACGACAATCCAATCTTGTTTCAAATGCCAAAATGTTCTACAAAAAAAGGAATTGTCAGCAGTGGAAAGCGGTTTTACTGTGATTTATTGTTTAAATATGATGATGCAAATGTAATAGATTCCATTGAAACCATGGAAAATATTATTCGCGACAAAGTGTTTGAAAAAAGCGAATTATGGTTTCAAGATCCACCTACACTTGAAGACATCGAGTATAATTGGAATGAAAGCATAAAGCAAACCAAACAAAACTTTTATTTAAGAACATATGTCGGCAACACTAAAAATGTAAAATCAACAATTAGTGTTTATAATAGTAGTCAAGAGCAAATTAGCATCGAAGATATCACTCCATCTTCTAATATTATTACGATTGTAGAAGTGACTGGACTTAAATTTTCAAGCAGTAGTTTTCACATTAATTATTGTTTAAGACAGGTTATGGTCTTAGAAGATGCGCCTATTTTCAACAAATGTTTAATAAGTGTATCACAACCAAAACAGTTGCCCTCCAAACAAACAACCGACCACGATAGTATTATCAAAGAAAATAGTGAAGAACATTTAGAAAAAAACGAGATTGAACCTTTTGAAAAACAAGAAAACAAATCATTATTTAAAGAAACAAATGATGAAATGGGAGAGAAAACCGAAGATAACGAAGAGGGTTTAGAAATATTAGATAACCATCATTTAAATTTAGTAGATAATGAACCAGATACTTCTTATGATTTAAATAAAGATAGCGATGGCGCACTTCCCGAAAATACCTTAGATTTAGAAAATACAACTGATACAGATATTAAGGAAACACATGATGATACAAAAGATCTAGATAATGATGAAAAAGATGATGAAAACAACGATACTTTAGATACTGATTTGCAAACTAATTTACAAGATCCACACGATCAACAAGAAGTTCAACAACAACAACCACTAATAGATTCACAAGAAGTTTCCCAACACATTAATACATTAATTAATAAAGAACCAGATACTTTAGAAATAAAAGAAATCGATATTGGAATGCCAGAAGAAGAAGATGCTGTTTTACTAAAAAAACCAGATACAGTTTATTTAGATATTTACAACAAAGCACTTGAAAAAGCAAAAGAAGCACGACTAAAGGCTATCCAAGCATATTTAGAATTAAAGGAAATTAAAAATAAATATATGATTGAGGAAATAAATGACGAAGAAGATGAACAATTTGAAGACCTTGATTTTTAATTTCACTTTTTAACACCAAATTTAATTTTTATTTAGCAAACATATAACAATTAAATAAACATCTTTTATAAAAAAATTTTATGTTTTGATTTTATATAAATGGCTTTTTTAAAAGATATGAAAGCAATGTTTAAATCAAAGAGTGGTGGAAATATTTTAGTTGTTTTAGCAATTGTAGCAGTTGTATATGTTGTTATGGACTATGAGCGTATTAAATCTAGTTTAGGCTTGGACTCAATGGATAACATGAAGGATGATAAGGGTGAAAAGAAGATGGCTTCTTCTAACTATCAACCATCGGTTGCCGATCAACCCACCGAAGCAAATGTCAATGGATTAAATACTGATATGCAAAACATGCCATCTAGTTGCGCATCCAAGCAAATCAGTGACCCAAAAGACCTTCTACCCGCTGATAGTAACAGTGAATTCTCCAAGATGAATCCATCGGGATCGGGTGATTTAATGAATGTCAACTTGTTGCGCGCCGGTCATCACATCGGTATCAACACGGTTGGAACCAGTCTACGAAATGCGAACTTGCAAGTTCGCAGTGAACCCCCTAATCCTCAACTTAACACTGGACCATGGAACACCAGCACCATCACTGCCGACACTTACCGTCGTCCTTTGGAAATTGGCAGCCGTTCTTAAATAATACATAATCATGTAATAAATAACCATGTAATAATATAATTATATAACTACAATTATATTATAAAACTTAACATAAACTAAGATATCCTACCTATATTTACATATCTTACCTGTCTTTACATATCTTACCTATCTTACATATCCTATCATATAACCAAACCATCTCTTCTATTTTTCTCTCCTTATTTAATTTGAAATTCTTATTTTAGTCATTATATATAAGTATGAATATAGGTATTTTTGGCATCATTGTTATAATTTTTGTAGTAATTATAATACTAAAAATTTATCATGAGTCTGATATGTTTCAATTAAAGTGTATTGTATCCGATGTAGACGGTAATAAGTATTGCGTAAGAGAACGAGACAAATTAGAATTAGTGGCCGACCTTTTGGCAAAAGTAACAAACAATATGAAGGCATTGGTGTTACATATGAAAAAAACATACCCAGACCGAGAAAATGTAAAACGATTACATCAAAACTTCAATCCCAAAAAAATATATGAAACTCTACCAACCAGTTCATATACAGCTTATTCAGAAAATAAGGGAGAGAAGTTAGCATTCTGCACCACCACTACCAAACATGGCAACCAATTAATAGATGAAAATACTTTAACATTTGTGGCGATTCATGAACTTTCTCATTTAGCAACAAAAACTGTTGGACATACAGATGAATTCTGGAGCAATTTTAAATTTCTATTAAAAGAAGCCAAAAAGGAAGGTATTTACCACCCAGTTGATTATAAAAAAAACCCACAGCCTTACTGTGGTATGAGCATTACTGACAACCCCTACTTTGATTTATAAAGCACCATATTTTTCTATAAATTCAATTCGTCGTAATAAATCATAATTATATCCCTCTTTTTCATATTCTTTATTTCTATAAACATCAATATTATACTGTAAATCTTTATGTTTAGAACGCAAAACATTTCCGCTATGTAATTTAGTAAATTGACCAGGTAATTCTGGAAAAAAACAATCACACTCTGTATCCAATATAATATTAGTTACATATACATCTTTAATTAAATTGTTATTTAAAAACCAACTATATATTTGCTGCCCACCAATGACCCAGATATCATCATAACGATGCTGTTTTGATATAATGTCACGGCACACATTCGCAATATCTTTATACAAAAAACAATTTTTTCGTGTATGTGATTCAAATAACGGTCTAGACGAAATAACATAATTGTCTCTTTTAGGAAGCCCGTCTTTTCTATTTAAACTTTCAAATGTTTTTCTACCCATTATAACCGCATTATTTCCATTACCGACCGTTTTATTTTTAAAAAACCGCATGTCTTCCTTTAATGACCAAGGAATCGCACCATTTTTTCCAATACCCCTATTTCTACACATTGCGACAATTATATTCATTTTATATACATAAATATAATCAAATATATTTATATACATGTCAAATATATATAAATTTCATCACATAAACAGTAGTGGTATAAAGAAAACATATACATTTAATGACATTAAACCAGGTTCCAAATCTTCCAAACAAACACCAATATTATATGAAGACGACATGATAATAAACATAAAACATAAATTAGCTAATTTATTTGATGATCAGTCTCCTAGTGAAATGTATTTATTTTGCAAATCAAAGCAAGTATTAAATCAATCCACTTACTACTCCATTCTTACACAAAACGACAACTTTAAATTAACACTGCCTGCGTTTAAAAGATTTGTATCAAACATAGCGACAAACAACACCAACAGTCAGTTTTTAAAAAAACCAAATGATATTTCCACAAAACTACTTAACAATTTTTACAAAAATACCACATTATGGGATGATAAAGAAAAAAGCATGATTACCCCAATTGGTATATCTGCCTTTTATAAACGACGATATATATTTAATCATAATCCATATTTTTTAAAACAGGCAGATGAAAACATCGAAGAAGATATGCAACGGTTTGTCATAACCGAAAATAAACAACTTTTGTTTAAATACAAACCTGAAAACAACGAAATCTATTTTTGCTTTGCGGATGAGCTACTTGATTTTTTTAAATCACAGTCATCAAGTATACCAGAAAAATACATATTAGAATTATATTTCCCAAATCTCGCTTCTCAAGACATTTATTCATTAGAAAACATTCGTTCCAAGAAAACACAACTGAAATCCAACTCTGAAAAAGAATATAAAAAAATATTTGATCCTTACAACAAAAACATTGATTTGTTGCACACTTATTCCACGCAAAATATTGAAAATTTAAAATACAAAATTAACTATATTTATTTTACGATACAACCCGCCGAACCTTTACAATTACCACTTGATATCATGTTTAAAAAAACAAACTCCACTAATATAATCCCGCTGATTAAATATAATCCCGGTAAAAATCTTGAAAGCATATATCGTTTATACACGGATGATCATATTTCAGATAAAGGTATGAAAATACCCACTTTATATGTAAATAATAAAGAAAGTGGTAGAAAAATTAAAACTATATCAGAAAACATATTATATAATAAACGGATCGGCTTTTATTTAGATTTGGCAAATGCCACTGATATCGATATTAATGAAGAAGTATATTGTATTATTTTAGACAATGGCGATATCCAAATTAAACTGCAACCTAAATCGATATATAATATTGAAAACATTGAAGCCGTATTATTTCCCATTATACAAAAATACATAATTGATATTGTAAATGTGTTTATTCATAAAAAAAATATTTATTATTTAAAAACATTAACAAGTAGTAATATTGAATTAAACAAGTTTAACATATCTTTTTACACCGATGACATTAGTGAGTTTTCTTTTAAAAATTTAAAGTGTAGTTCATCGGTATTTTCCGTGTTAAGTAAAAATGAAAAAGATAATAAATACGATTTAAAATACAAGCGAGTTTCGTTTTATAAAAAAATGGATGATATACAATCGTTTATTAACTTAAAGTTTGAAGAAGGTATACCACCAGATGAAATTATACAACTTGTTACAACGAATTTTAGCTTGTCTCAAGAAGATGCTGGGGAAATAATAAATAATTTTATAAACGAAGCGGGATTACAACGCGACGCATTTGAAAACAAAAAAATCAAATTAGAAACCAATCCAGGTTTTGATATCACAATTGAAACTAAAATAATCGATAATGTTAATATTGATATAAAGCAGTTATTTACAGTGGAACATATCAATGATTTTAATTATGTTTCAAAAGATATAATCAAAAAATTCATTAATTCACTTATTAATATTAATAATCTGGACACCCCTATTAAAGAATGCGTTAAAACTATCAAGGAAAAAGCGATAGAAGAAGAGATAGTAGAGCAAAAGGCAGTAATTGATACTAGACTAACCCACGATGAAAGTGACGAAGAAGATGATGATGTCAGTGATCTACTGACTGGATTTTTTGGAAATATGGAAGATGCGGATACAAGTAGCGATGATGAAGAAAACGACGACAAAACAGACGACGCAAAAGCAGACGATGCAAAAGCAGACGATGCAAAAGCAGACGACGACAGCGGCGAAGATATTGATGACCTTCCAGACTCTTTATCGGAATCTTTATCGGGTGGTGCCGGTAAACCAAATGTAGATTTAACTTCTATTTCATTAAAAGGTAGAAACAACTGGTTTACAAACCGTTTAAAAACAAGAGATAAAGATGTTTTTGTATTATCTAGAGAACAGTTAAAAAACAAAAACTATTTAAGTTATTCTAGAAGTTGTCCTTGGCAACATAAACGCCAGCCTATTATTGTAAACGATTCCGAATTAAAAAAAATCACAACAGCCGATGAAAAATCCAAATCCAAATCATATGATGGAGTAATTAAATACAGAGGATACAATTACATATGTCCTCGATATTGGTGTTTTAAAGACGATAATGGTGAATCTAGAAGTTTATCGTTTCAACAAATAAATAACGGCGAATGTGGGGGCTGGGATGCGGTAAATCCTAAAGACGCAAAAACACTTCAAAAAGGAAAACGAATTGTTGAATTAACAGATGAAAAACTACATAATAACAGCAAATCAAACAATCCATTAATATATAAACCGTTTTTCCCAGTTGTGCAAAATCCAGATAAACACCCAAAAAATTTGTGTGCTCCTTGTTGTTTTAAAGAACCCATTGAATATGATGGATTTCCGGAAGATTCAACTGAAACTAGGGAAAAAAGAAAAAGCGAGCAAAATGATTTCTTTAAGCATTTATACCAACCGGGTAAAAAAGTGGGAGAGATAACAATAGACGATTCTGTAAAAGACGACGAAGATGTTAAACAATTCGCCAAAGAATGGAAAGGTGTCGGTCCATCATTTACAATTACAAAAAAAGACAATAATATAGTTATCACTGACATTAAAGAAAATGATTCTAAGAAATTAGAAAAAATAGATATGATACCTAGTTACAAAAAAAAAGGCAAATCAGTCGATAGAAAAGAAGTAGATGATATTTTATTGAAAAAAGCAACAAATATACGATATAAAAAATGCATACCACCAAAAACAGATACTGCTGCTACTGCTACTGCTACTACAACAGATGACGAACGCCAAGACACTGAAACCGACGGCGCTAAAAAACAAAGAAAGCAAAGAAAACCAAACATGAAAGGCAAACCAATCGCATTAAAATCGTTGAAATTTCCATTGGATCCAGATGAATTTGGATATATTAAACCCTCACTTAAAAATTTTATACAATACAATACCGAATCACTGTGTTATAACAACCCTCCGCGCGATTCAACATTACGACCCGGAGCATCTTGTTTACTAAGATTAGGTATAAAAAGAAACAACAACCAATCTTTTTTACAAAATATCGCTCGAATAAAAGAAAAAAAAGTGTCAACGCTGAAAAATATGCTAGTAGACAAAATAACAGTTTCTAAATTTGTATTGGCATTTAAAGGTGAATTAATAAACATATTTTATGATGAGTCAAAGAAAATCAACACAAAAAAACAAAACCATATCATTGAGTCATTAAAAAAAGATACACAACAAAAAATTATTGGCAAGTTTATGGAAATAGAAGAATTAAAAAATAAACTAGTAAATTCATATTTAAATTTTATAGATTACATTAAAGACGAAACTGTAACGATAGATTATAGTTATTTATGGGATTTTATATGTAAACCCGATGTAATCAATGAAGCCGGTGTATTATTTGAAACAGGAGTAAACTTAGTTATTTTTAATTCACCACAAAATGACATCACTGATAAAATAGAAATCATATGCCCCAAACACACATTTTCAGATGAAATATTTTCGGAATTTAAGCCAACTATTATGTTATATAAAGAAGGGGCATTTTTTGAACCCATCGTGTTATATGATAATAATCAAAACACTACGCAAATACTATTTGATTACACTGATTTAATGAAAGATACCATGGTAAATACCTTATTTGCAGATATAAAAAACAAAATTGTTGAAGGATGTTCTTTAAAACCAAGCATGCCTAGTAAATATGATTTCAAAAAAAACATATCGGCAAAACAATTAATTGAAAAAATAGAAAGCATTAACGACGCAAAAGTGGTTCATCAAGTGGTTCATTATAATTTTACCACCATAGCTATTATTGTGAAAATCAAAAATAAAAACAAAAGTAAAAATCTCTACATTCCGTGCCATCCATCTCCTATTATTATTGATTTAAATTATAAATATGTAGATTCTAAAGACAATTTGTTTGATGCACAAGATACATATGATTTATTGATCGATATGGCAAAAAAATATGATATCCCATGCCATCCATTGAAAATATTAGTATCCGATCAAGTAAATGTGTCGGGATTTATAACAGAAACAAATCAAGTTGTTCCAACAAGTCAATATGATTATGACCCACAACTATTCCCAATGAAAACAAAGTCGGGTGCGGATATTCCAAAAAAGAAAAGCGTAATAAATATAACCGAGAATAGCGAATATTTCTCAGACAAAGACATATTAAAGTCGTCTATAGAAGATATTGAACGTGTCACAATGGTTCGCAATTTTATACTAGAAAAAAACTTTTATATGTGCTTTCGCAATATGTTGAAAAAAACAGTTAATAGTGACAAAAATGGTAACAATAGGCAATCCATTATTGATATACTGGATTTAAAAAAGGTGAAATCGTCGGACACATTAAAAGAATACAATACAAAATTTAATAAAATAAAAAAAATTATTGAAAAGTTAGACAAAAAAACCAATAAATATGTTATTTATCAAAATGTAATTTTAAACAATTTATATAGACAAATAAAAAATGGCGAGACAATATGTTTTAATAACATAAATGATGGTTCAATTAATTTACCAAGTAAAAATCTAATAGATGGTACGGATAATAAAGAAAAATACATCGTTAAAATTGTCGATGAGTTAATACGATTTCCTAGATTGAAAAACTATATTTTACATAATAAATCAGTGACAAGTTTAGATGTTATCAAATATTCAATAAACAAAAATGAAATTATTGTTTTAGAAGACGAACTAGATGATTATTTAACGGATGTTGTTTTAAAGAAAACAAATCCATATGTAAAAACAAATCAAGTTGGGTTTACAAAACCCGTAAAAACAAAAAAATATAAAAGCAAGTATAGTTTAGATTATAAAATAGAAGATGATAAAGAAGATGAAGAGCCTGATAATAAACCAATACAAGCAACAACACCCCAGTTAAAAGCAGATAAAGACACAACTGAACCCGACCAAACTAAACAACCAGAAACCGATAAAATGATACAAAAGTTAAATATTGATAAATATGTTTCTGGAAATGAAGTAGGTGAAGCTCCACGAGTATGTGCATTAAATAAATCGTCAAGCAAAAACACCAATAAAAAAGTATTTAATAACTATGACATTAATAAATCATTTGTGTTTCATAAAATGAGTGCCCCCACAAATGTAGATAAAACTAAAATTAATTGCACATGGAATGTGTTTAAAGAAATATACAGTGATTACACAAAGCGTGAAATATCTAAGCAAGAAATATGTTATACTTTGCTTCACATTTTAATAACTTTAAACAATGAAAACACAATTGTTACAAAACCCGGTTCTGTAACAGAATCTCCTAACTACTTTCACATACTAGATATGACGCATCGCAAGTCAAACGCGGCCTGGAAACAAATCACAGAAGATGATGAAGACAAACAATGGAAACATTTGTTTAATATCATCACCATTCCCGAGTTTTATTTAACCGAGTTTGAATTGTTCTTACTTTGCGATTATTTTAAAATTCCATGCATCATACACGGAACGGTTGATAATACGAGCCCATCGTATGGCTCTTCTAAAATTAAATATTATGACCCGTTATATACCACATTTAATACATCGAATATTGGAAAGAAACCAGATACACCAAGTAAAAACAATTTATATACAAATCGAAACAAAGAATCGTTTTGTTATATTATTGTATTTAAACAGTTTATACTAAGTGACTATTATGATAAAAATGTAAACCGAAATAACATGGGGATAAACAAATATTATAGAAAAGAATATAATATCCCTTTTGATATTGGAATACTAAAAACTACAAAGGGGTTATCACAAATAAAACTATCAGCTGAACCGGTAAAAGAATTAATTAAACATTCAGTATCGCCAAATGGTAAACAATACATTGATTTAATTTTCAAAGAAAAAACAAACGGATATACTATATACGAATCGTTTGAAAATGAATTTGAGAAATTTAAAGAAGATAAAAAAGCAAAAGCAAAACCAAAGTCCAAACTTAAAATTAAATAAGCAGCCAAAGATAGAGTTAAATAAGCAGCCAAACTTAAAATTAAATAAGCAGCCAAAGATAAAGTTAAATAAGATAATATATATACTATTTTATTTATCGATTAAACATTCGCATATTGATCGAATTTGTGTTACTCGAACTTCCATTATTTCTATCGCCACGACGAGGTGTTCTATTTAAAGTAAATGTGGGAGAGAAAGGGTCATTGTTTTGCCGTCTTGTCAGATTTAAATTAAACAAACTCCCATTACGATGATTTCCAACCACATTATTTTCTCTTCTGGTTGTTATAACCGGTGGTGGTTGTTGTATATTTTCACGATTGCTCGATGGCTCCCGCGTGTTTGTATTTCTTGTATTTGTTTGTAATTGGTTTATAGCATGTGGGTGAATTTCTTCACTTGGATTTAATGAAACAATATTAGTTTCCGCAATAGGAGGTAATGTAAGAGGAGGTGGTAAATTATAATTAATACTAGAAGCAATGTTATTTAACATAGTGGCCCGTCGACTGCCTCTGGAATTAGATGTTTCACCAAAACGACTATTTAACAATCCAATTGGCAGTGGTCGATGCCTATATGTTTGTATATCATCATTTTCACTAAAATAATTTTTCAATCCTCGTCGTGCTAGATTTCTACACCTTTTCTTTTTTAAAGGATGACAACTATATTCACCATATAAATAATTTTTTAAAAATGGAGACAACTTTTTAACAATTTTTCGTTTTTCTACAAATGTTACTGGTGCCTCAATTGTAATATAATCTATATAGTCTCTGTATTCATGTGTCATATTAATGATATTTTCAAATTTTTCAAAGGTAGAACCGTTTTTCATAAACTCATCAATTGCTACCTCTTTTAATAAGGTGTAGTTGTTATACGAAAAAGTATTTATATTAAATCCAGCCTCGAAAAACAAAGTAATCCATTTGGGTATTTGATACTGACTACACAAAAGACATTGATATATATTGTGCAGATTCGTATCAGTAAATTCTATATTTGTATACGGATTTTTCATTTTAATTGGACAACAAAACATATTTTCGCATTTAATTAAACAACTCACCCACATATTTATGATGTCACTTAATCTAAAATAATAGATGGTATTGTTTGAAAACAATTCCATTTTTTGATGTGGTTTAATCATATCCAATGAATTAAAAAACAAATCATATTCAACGCTTTTCTTGGCTTTTTTAATTTTGCACAAATATATAAATCTACTTAAAGCATCTTTTGTTTGTTTTGCCTTCATATATTTGCTTAATAATTCTTCTTCTCCTTCAATTGGATTACCACATAATGTAGCATAAGTGTAAAAAAATAATAAATCACTTTTCAGGAAATTTAAAAAACAAGATATATGAGGGTCTTTACCATCTTTATGATATACCTTTTTTAAATAATAAATTATACTATTTGCCATTTTCTTTAATACATAATGGTAATATAAAAATATTGTAGAGATAATGAAAATGATAGTGAAATAAAAAAATATAATTGTTATGTTATTATATTTTTTTATTTTATTTTGCTGTTATTTGGTTATTTTTGCTGTTATTTTGCTGTTATTTTGCTGTTATTTGGTTATTTTTACTGTTATTTGTTTGTATTTATATGTCTAAATCATAATCATCATCTAATTGTCCTGTGTTACTTTCATTTAAGTTTACAGTTGTATTGGCAATTGAGATATTGTTAACACTACATTCACCACTTTCATCTTCCTCCAATATATCTTCCACGGATGACTTCTTTTTGTATTCAACCGATGATTGAATCGCACTTAATTTCTGCGTATTTAATAATACTTGAAAACTACCTGTTCCAAAATACCCAAACTGACCACACATGATATTAGATGATACTCCAGTCATTAAATCCAATTCAGCATGTCTGGCTGCCTTTAAGAACATTTCAGGGGTTTCTTCAAACGATGCTTTTGCGATTGGACCAATATCATCATTATTAATACCGTGTCTAAATATACTTATCAACTTTTTAGAACAAGTCATTCTATCAGCTAACATCGAAGTGTGATGGTAATTAATATAAGTTCCCGACCCTTCAAATGTTTCTAACAATTCATTGTAAATAGATTGTCTAGCGGCTTCAATACCAAGTGTTTTAAATACTTCTTGAATATCATTGCTTGTAGTATTATCAGCATCAATCTCGTCTTGTGCCAATATATCAATTAAATTAGTGCCTACCGTATCCAGCACCCAAATATCTTTTGGAACATAATTTCCACTGTCTTTTGTCATGTAATTAACAACCTTTCTCAATATGATCTTTGGAATATTTTTAACACCTCGCAAAATAATATTATCCAATAGCTGATTTTGCACATTTTTCAACTTAAATATTTCATCGGTTTGATCCAAGTTACTGTGTTTGTATTGAGTAGATGTCTTAATGCGTATCCTAAATATCAAGTTTTCATCATTGAAATCGTTGTATATACATTGAATATCATTTTTCATAGCGCTTTTAATAGCAAAATCAACATCATCCATGGTAATATTTTTATCCAACATTTCTTCTCTTGACATTTCAAAACGAATAATCCACTTGGAAAATTCACTACTAGGACTATTGTCACCTTCTTCTGCTCCCAATTGACACATCATTGATTCATACGCCAAATATCTGTTCACAAATTCTTTGTCACTATCAATTAGCGTATCGTCCTTGTTAGGATCAAAACAAATTGTAACAGTATCGACTATATCACGCAAATTAGTATACTCCATTTTGTATTTCAACTCTTGTGCTTTTTCAATATTTTCTTTGTCCCCATCTTTTAACATAATAGTAACAGAAGGGTTTTTAGGATTTTCAGACAACGACAATATTTCTTCGATTCTAGGCAAACCACGAGTAACATTTGACTTACTGGCTACCCCTGCAAAATGAAACGTGTTTAGTGTCATCTGTGTAGTAGGTTCACCTATACTCTGCGCAGCTATCATACCACACATTTCTCCTGGGTGAGCGATTGCTTTTTTGTAATTGTAAATCAGTAACTCAATGTAAATATCCAACGCCTTTCTAGTAAATCGATGCATAATCAATAATTTCTTTGGAGATAGATTGTAATACCATGCAACTTTAAACAATCGCGATGGTTTTGTTATCTCGGTTTGCTCCAACTTTTTATATGCTTCATCAATTATGTTATATGTTTCCATTGGCGTGATATCTACCATGTTATTTTTCAATGATAGTTGCTCAATCACATTATTTAACAATCTTGTAAAATGAACTGGGATATGAACAGTTGCTTTCCCTTCATGATTAAATACATGCGTTACCAAATCATCCCTAACCTCTATCATCATTTCAATCATTTCCTTTGTTTTATTGCTTAACTTTACCTTTTCTTTCTTCATTTTATTAATCGCTGATTTGGTAAATATTGACAATATATCGTCATCCTTGATATTTTTAGGGATTTGATAATGCATGTAAATATCTTCCATTGTCATTTTAGCCAGCGGCAATGCTTGATTTTCAACATTCATAGGTGATATATTGTCGTCGCCATACGAAAATTGGATAATTTTATTTTTGTTATTTCGAATCGTCATATCGTATGTTAATTTTAAATCTTCTAAGCCTTTAATCAATCTCCTCTGAACATAACCAGTTTGTGATGTTTTAACTGCTGTATCAATTAAACCAACACGACCACCCATAGCATGAAAATACAATTCTTCCGGAGTTAAACCTTGTATAAATGAACTTTCTACAAACCCTCTGGCTTCCGGTGAGTCATCGTATTTTTTAAAATGCGGTAATGTTCTATCTTCGTATCCATATGGAATACGCTTACCATCCACATTTTGCTGTCCCAAACAAGACACCATCTGCAGAATATTGATATTTGAACCTTTACTACCAGCATTTACCATAATCAGGAAGCGATTGTCTTTTGATAAACTTTTCCGTCCAATCTTACCGGCTTCTTCTTGCGCATTATTTAAGATTGAATTTACCTTTGTTTCAAACTCAATGGAATTTGATTTACCCGTATTGTTTTCAAATACAGACAATCGCAATTGATCAATCAGATTATACACTTCTTTTTTCTTAGAAGACATCACCGTTGTGATTTTTTTATTTGTGTTGCCATCGGCTATTAAATCACTGACACCAACACTATATGAACTTGATTTCATATAATCATTTACAAGAAACTGAATGCGATCTATGAAATCAGAAGAACTACGGTGTGAAAAGTCATTAAATATGCTTTGAATTAAACCTTTGGAACCACCGCCTAGAACACCTTTATCCAACTGTCCTCGCAAATACTTTCCATTCACAATTTCCACTATATTGTTTGTGGTTCTTCTATCTTCATCAGAATCAAACTGGGAATTGGGGAATTTAACAGACATTGGAGGCATAATGTCAGATAGCAATTCAAAATTAGTTGTTTTTTTATTGGGATCTTTAAACAACTCAATATTAGGCTTATTATTAGACATCATTAAGTTCATTGCTTGACGCGATGAAAACTTGATATCTTGTCGTGTAAACCGATAACAACCCAACAAAGAATCCTGAAATATTCCAATAATAGAAGAGTTGTTTGCTGGACTAATGATTTGGTGAGGAATAGCCGCCAAATGAAGCAGCTCCGCTTGACTTTGTTCATCTTGTGGCATATGTAAGTTCATTTCATCACCATCAAAATCCGCATTATACGGTTTCGTGTCTGCTACATTCATTCTAAATGTATTACCTTCTTTCATGATTTTAGCAATATGACACATCATAGACATTCTGTGTAGTGTCGGCTGTCTATTAAATAATACAGGGTCTCCATTTAACATATGTCTATGCACAACATCACCATATTCCAGCTTTACAGAATTACGATCCACATATCGCAACGAAATACTTTCGCCATTTTCACGCTGTAGTATGTTTGCTCCGGGATATTTATCGGGACCATTCAACATAAGCTTTGTAAGGAAGTTAATATTGCGCTTATTTACCTTTGCTGGAAAAGTAATGTTTTTGGCGATTTTAATAGGAACCCCCAGTTCTCGAATACTTAACTGAGGATCCGGACCAATAACTGAACGAGCACTATAATCCACACGCTTTCCCATCAAATTACCTCTTACACGACCTTGTTTTCCAATAAGACGCTCTTTAATCGACTTTAATGCTCGTCCAGAACGCTGAGCCACCGGTGCGGCGCCGGGTATTCTGTTGTCTACCATAGTTGCCACATAATATTGCAATACAGTTGACCAATTTTCCAATTGCTTTGCCGGTGCGTTGGATTTTAGTTTGTCTTTTAAGGTATTGTTGATTTTAATTATAAGAACGATAATGTGTGATATATCATCTTCGCTTCTTTGCTGTGCGTCGTGTTTTACAGATGGTCGCACCGCCGGAGGAGGCACTGCCAACACTTGACATACAAACCATTCTGGTCTAGACCACACAGGACTAAACCCCATAAAATGGATATCTTCATCGGTAAATCGTCTAAACATTTTAATTACCATTTCCGGAGTTATTCGCACAGTAGGCTTTTCTTTTAAATCTTGACCATTTTCATCCGTAACTCCTTCTACAGTAGGCCATTCCGCATAAATATTTGCTAAATCTTGCTTATATATTTTTCTTGGTTGTAAAGCACCACACCCTCCCTGGATATCTTCACCGCATCGCGTAACCTTACTTGCGATTGAAAATACATAATCCCATCGGTCTTTGGCACTCATTTTTAAAATATGTTTATGTTTTTCCTTATTTATTTGTAATTTACTACATTTAAAACACACACAGCGCAATATTTTTTTTACCATTTCAAGATATTGTATATAGAATACAGGGCGAGCCAGTTCAATGTGACCAAAATAACCAGGAGTCTGCATGTAATTTAATCCATCTGTTGGACACAATAATCCAGGATCCAACACACCCATTCGCGGATCAAATAAACCACCGATACAAGGCTTATTGTTTGCATATGTATCACGACTTGTAATCTCTGCTACAGAACCTTTTCTTATTTCTTCGGGACTTAATACACTGAATTGTATCCCGATAATTTTAGACGGATTTAAATCACTACTTTTTCCTGAATAACTCATCTTTATATTTATAAGAGATTATAGATATATTTATTTATATCAATTTAATTTTATTTAATAACATTTATTAAATATAGCGATATCATTAGATACATAAGCACAGCAGTATTGTCATTTTGTCATAAAATTGATGTCAATTAATCATATTTGTTAAAATGGCATAAAACTTATCATTTAGTATTAATTATTATGCCAAAAGATTCCGATAAATCAAAGAAAATGTTGTCAAAAAAGCAAAGTGGATTATCTGACAGTGAATCCGAGAGTGATTACAGTCATATCGAAGACATGACTCGTGAACACATGGATTTAACACCTAAGGAAATTAATGACATGATACTTGACATATTTCCTTTAAAAACAAAAAAAGAAAAGTTAAAACAATTGGAAAAAATCAAACAATTTAAAAAGCAAGAAAAGGAAAAAAAGATTAAAGAAGCAGCACAAAAGAAAAAGAAGTCGAAAAAACATATGTCTTCTGCGTTGGATGAAGATTCCGATAAAGAAGACGCAAAATCGACTAAATTGCGACGCTCTTTTGAAAAGTTGAAAAAAGGCAAATATGAAAATAAGGTGCTATCCAAGGTAAAATCAAAGGCGAAAAAAGGCAAGAAACCGGTTTTAAATAAGAAAAGTGGGAAAAAAAGCAAGAAAATGGAAAACAAGAAAAGAAAGGGAAAACGGAAATATGAAACGGAAAGTGAAGAAGAAGAAGAAGACGATGAATCAGAATGGGAAGATGAAGAAGATAGCGGTTCGGCAACGGACGATATTGATGATAGTGCTTCCGATTCCGAAGAAGATGCAATGTCAACGGATGAAGACGACAGTGAATATTTTCCAGAAAACGAAGATGAAGAACTAGACAACGACGAATTGGATATGTTAAAGGATGGAAATATGAAATTTAACATTATATTTACTACTGGCAATGGTGATGGAGGTGATGAAGATGGACTGGGACCAATGATGATGGGGCAATCTATGTCATTTAATGATTTTATGGACCAAGAAGATGAATATTATGATGAATATGATGATATCGAGGAATATATTACCAGTGATGACAGCGAAGAAGATGATGATGATGCGGATGGCAATAAAGAAAAGAAAAAATCCAAAAGCAAGTCGAAAAAAGATACAAAGTTTAAGAAAGGCGATGTTGTGATGGTTAAGATGAAGGACTGGGATGGGTTTTATAAGGGTAAGGTTTTAAAAGTAAACCGCTATAAAAACCGTTCTTTAAAGAAAATGGAAGTTACATATGATATACGACTCGACGACGATGAATATGAAGATGTATTAGAAGTTCCATCCACCAGAATGAAGCCAGTTAATAAGGAAACGCAAGAATATGAAGAGTTGATCGAAGAAATGAAGAAACTGTCGAAAACCAAGAAAAAGGGCAAGAAAGCATTTGATAAAAAGATAGAAAGCATGATGAAGGCGGTGGAAAAGAAAAATGAGAAAGAGCAGAAAAAGCAGGATAGAAAAAAGAAAAGCAGAAATCTGTCTAAGTTTAAATCGCTTTTAAAGGCCAATACACCGATAAATGAGTATAAATATTTTAACGGTCTAAAAACAGAGGAGCAAAAAATGATATTAAAGAAAATGAAGGATTTAAATGAATATGATAATGTGGAAAAGCCATATCGACTACAACTGATTGAATCTGCTATACCAGTAGAATATAAATCATCTGCTATCAAAAAAATTAATAGTTTAAACTACATGGATCCAGGTAGTGGTGAATATTACAAAATCAAGCAATGGGTAGATACATTTATGAAGATACCATTTAATATCAACCGAAGCTTACCAATTAAAATGGCAGATGGACCTGAAAAATGTAAAAAGTTTATGTTGGAAGCAAAAAATTCGTTGGATGGCGCTGTGTATGGATTGGATGATGCCAAAATGCAAATCATGCAAATCGTCGGTCAATGGATTTCCAATCCAGATAGTGTGGGTAATGCTATTGCTATTCAAGGTCCTATGGGAACAGGTAAAACCACATTGGTAAAAGAAGGGATTAGTAAAATATTGAACCGTCCATTTGCTTTTCTGGCATTGGGTGGTGCAACAGACAGTAGTTTTCTAGAAGGTCATTCTTATACATATGAAGGTAGTTCTTGGGGTAAAATTGTAGATATATTGTTGAACAGTAAGTGTATGAACCCAGTTATCTATTTTGATGAATTGGATAAAATCAGTAATACGCCCAAGGGTGAAGAAATAGCTGGTATATTAACTCACTTGACGGATTTAACACAAAACACGCAATTCCATGATAAATACTTTTCCAGCATTGACTTTGATTTAAGCAAGGTATTGTTTATATTTAGTTATAATGACGAATCAAAGGTAAATAAAATCTTGTTGGATAGAATGTATAAAATCAGAACAAAGGGATACAACAATAAAGAAAAGATTACAATTGCGAACAACTACTTGATACCGTCTATTATTAAAAATGTGAATTTTAAAAAGGAAGATATCGTGTTTCCAGAAGAAACTTTAACACATATCATAACTAATTATACGGAGGGTGAAAAGGGTGTTAGAAATTTTAAAAGGGCGTTGGAGATAATATACACAAAGTTAAATTTATATAGACTCATGGATGAAGATACGCAGTTGTTTGATAATCAAAAATCGTTTAAAGTAGAATTCCCGCATACAGTTACAGTTGCGAATGTCAATGATCTGATAAAGAAAAACGATAACATTAGCGCTCCTCCATTCGGAATGTATGTATAAGCACAATATAGATTAGCAATTATAAAATAAACTATAAACATAAGTAAACTAAGTTAAATCAATCATATAATATATTTTTTATAACATAATCAACTTTAATAGATGATTAAAATTGATTAATAAATAGTACTTGTTAATGAAGGCAACCTACTATCCAACATTCCACTACTATTACAAACACAAACACAACCGCTTATTAATTAAACATGAACAAAGCAATTAATGATATGGAGCAATTAACCGACAAAGTAAAAGATATCACTTCCGTATTGAAGTTGCAAAATGAAAATGCGGAAATAACCAAACAAAACGATAAAAAATTAAAAGAAATGTCTAATAAGATGGACTATATTATTAGTCAAACAATCAGTGAATGTCCGATATGTTATACCCCAACATCGGTTAAAAACTCCTGTTGTATGTCTAGTTGCAGACATCATATGTGTACATCATGCTATTATAAATGGACGGATGTTAAAGGTAAAAACTCATGTCCTATTTGCCGTAGTGATATATTTAAATTAAACAATAAAATCCAAGACACACGAGATGACCTGGAAAGAGAAGTTGCTTCATATTCACAGTATTCACAACAAATAATCGACGACTATAACAAGCAAATAAAAGAGAAAAAAGAAGAGTTGGAACTTAGGATAAAAGAGTTAGATAACGCATACGACCAAATTTCAAAACTAGACAATGAACTACATGAAATATATGATGATATTGATGATGCTAACACAAAGTTAGACAATATGAATGATTATGTATCACAAATACAAACATATAAAAGAAACCCCACACAATGGGCAAAACAGTATGATAGTTGGTTGACTGCTGAAATATCAAAAGGTCGCAGAGAATGGCGAAAAAATATCGCAAAAGTGAATCGTTCGTTTATGTTGAAAAATCGTATCAAAAAAATATCAAGTCAAAACAAGGTTAATCTTATAAATCAAGATGAAAATGAGATACGCCTTATTAATTTGGAAATGCGGCGTGTAGAAACTATATCTAATTGCCATACCGTGACAAATGGTATTGGATTGGCAAACACCATCCTAGAAGCATATTTAGGTATATAAAACATCATCATATCCTTATTCTCAATCATGAACCTTAATTGTATTCATATCCTTAAATCATAAAATAAAAATAAATATAACTACTATTTTTATTTTATACGGTGTTATTTGATGTATCGCAATCTTCTATTGCGGTTGGTATTTCTAATATGTTTTTAATATCTACTGTTTTTGCTATATTATTAACAATCTCCTTTTTATCATAATTTAACAGTTTAGATGCTATTTCACATTTGAGGGTTTCGTCATCTGGATTATGTGGTAGCGGGTTTTCTTTATCGTATTCACTATAAAAATTAATATATGCTTTGTTGTGTAAGTTATTTACCTGCATACTTAATGAACCATTTGTATCGACACTGTCTTTAACCCATCCTTCATTTTTATCTTTAACCATGAAATTTCGCCGTTTTTGATCAGTACAGTGTATCGGTCGCTCTGTAATAGGTATGTCTTGTAAATCTTTCAACACTTTTTTAGATATAAAGTTGTCTATCATTTCATTTTCACTTAATATGTCGTTTAATTTAAATGATATGTTTTCTACAAAATCTTGAAGACTTTGTGCGTGATTACAGTATTTATCTAAGAAAAAGTTAATTGATATATTATTATTTGTGATTACTTGTTTTGGTCCTAATATACCACTGTCAACTACTTCATGAATAGAATTTGCTAACTTAGACACTTTATTCGATAAATCATTTATCTTACTATCAGTATTGTTTGTCGTCGTTGCGTTTAAATCATCTATTGGCTTACCAATACATCCTTTCTTTTTATGATAGCGAAGACCACTTCTGTCTTTGTATTGTTTATTACATATTTCACACGCATATACTGTTGTAACACTTTTTAACACTTTTTTAACACTTTTTTCCCCATTTCTCTCCATCATTCTTACATGTTTTTTGGTCGCAATGTGTTTTTTATAATGTGACTTTTGTGACGCAGTATAGTCACAAAACGAGCAATAAAACTTATTTTTACTTTTAACACTTTTTAACACTTTTTTCTCCATTTTTCTACAATTATATATACTAAATTATTTATTTTAATATCTATTGAAATAATAAAATTAAAAAGGCGAAAAATGTAAAAATTTCATTTCAAATATGTGAAATTTTGGGGAAAAGTGTTATTTCCGAAAAAAAGGTTCCAAAAAAGGTTCCAAAAAAGGTTCCCATCGAAAAAATGTTTCTGTTCGATGGGTGCCTTTTTTTCGAAAATCACTGATTTTTTTGTCAAAATTTGCAAAAATCAGCAAAATTTAACACTTTTTTAACACTTTTTTCTACGTTTTTTCTACGTTTTGCAAAAATTTCTTATGGTTTCTTATTTTTCACTTTTTTATAATTTTATGATGCGTATTCATTTAAAAAGTGGAAAAAAATTTTTAACACTTTTTTAACACTTTTTAACACTTTTTTCTACGTTTTTCCCCACTTTTTAAAAATTTCGAAAATTTTTGTCAAAAATGGGCAAAATTTTCGAAAAAAATCGTTCGATGGGAGCCTTTTTTTCATTTTGGCCATTTTTCCCCAATAGTGCCTTTTTTTCCCGAAAATGGCCGTTTTTTTACCTACAAACCACAACTCGTTTAAAAACCATTTTTTGCCACTTTTCAATTGAGACCATAAAAAAAAAGGTTCCAAAAAAGGCTCCCATCGAACAGTTTTTTGTTGAAAAGTTTTTTCGATTTCGCGATTTGGACATTTTGAAATTGTCCATTTTCGATTTTTGAAAAACTTTTTGTAAAAAAATCGTTCGATGGGAGCCTTTTTTGGAACCTTTTTTGGAACCTTTTTTGGAACCTTTTTTGGAACCTTTTTGGGTGCCTTTTTTTCGTCCATTTTATGTATTTTACGATAAATATTTTTTCAGGAAAATCCAGGAAGTGATCGGATTAAAAAATAGGGTAGATGCAGAAATATGATCGGCCCCTAATTTTTCATATTTTCTGGCTTGTTCAATTGTTTTCACGCCACCGCCGGCGATTACAACTGTATCATCATAATTATGTTTTATATATTTAATTAAACGGCTTGTATATGGTATAAGTGATTCGCCCGACAATCCACCATATTTAACTGGCAATGTATTACTACAATGAAATTGCCGAAAGCCTTCTTTATAGTATTTGTCAATTAATGCGGTTTCACATACTGGACTTAATTTAATTATACACCACGATCTTTTATCATTGATGAATTGCGACAGACCATTTTCTACCACTGATTTTTCGGTATTGGGGCAACTAACATTTAATTCTATATCCATATCTTCTGGAACTTTACACAATAACTTATCAATATCATCTTGGTGCAATATTGCGATGCTGATTATCTCTCCCTTTTTATAAGTTTGAATCGCATAATCAATCCCTTTATTTCTTAATCCAATCTTATTGACCCATCCACTACACGCAAATGAATACCGAAGCGTTTTAAATATCTGCAATATTAGCCCTTTCCGGGGGTTTAATGTATAACTACCTCGTATAGACACAGTATTTGGAACATTTAAATAATTACCAAAAGGCGGATTTATAAATAGCATTATCATAAACAATAACAATTTATGTGTGAATGATTTTAATAAATCATTTAAAATTGATAACAGATTGGTACCCATGTAAAATCAACAACCCGACATCCAACAAACAACAAACAACAAACAACAAACAAACAAACAAACAACAAACAAACAAACAACAAACATAATGCAATCTAAACACCAAATCAATCTTTATTCTACTCAACAAATTCCATACGCTCAACTAAACCAGTTGACTAGTGCTTTTAAAGAGCATTATATGTATGAAATTAATATGGTTGAAATGAAAGAAAACAAAGAAAAAAAACAAGCGAGTGTGGTGGTTGTGAAAAATTACGGAAAAGACTTTGTTGACATGATTGCAGACACGATTACTACGATGGAAAGTGAAACCAACATTTCGATAGAAGAATTGGAAGGTGATCTATCAGATATTGTATCACACATCAACGGACAAATCGACGCTTGCTTAGATGATGAATTTTGTATTGAAACATTGTCTATTCAAAGGCAACATTTAAATTATCAAGCCAATCCAGCCTGCTTTTCAATATACAATGGACCTGATAATTGTGAATTATCATTTAAATGGTTGCATAATGGAAAAGCAGAAGGACGCAAGGTAAGTGTTCAATTAAATAATGGAGATGCTTATTTTGTAGTAATGGAAGAAAGCAATGAATATACTGTGGGTGAATTCTCAGGCAAAGCACAGAAAAAAGAGAAAAAGGAAAAGAAAGAGAAAAAGAAATCAGATAAAAAAGAGAAAAAGGATAAAAAAGAGAAAAAGGAAAAGAAAGAAAATAAACTGCGACTTAGCGATACAAAGACATACACGCAGCGTGGTATTGAAATAAAAGGAGTAAATGGTGTTGAATTGCGTGTTGCTATACACAAAGAAACTCGTCAGGTGTATAAGAAAAATGAAAAAAACTGGAATGAAGAAGGTAATGCAAAGTTTCAAGAATTGTTTCCTAATGGACTGAGTGAGTCAAAGCGCAAGAAAAAACAACCAACTACTGTCGAAACCGAAGTTGAATCTGAAACACAACCTATTCAAGAAACCGCTGAAACTCAAGATACAGTTGTGGAAGAAGAAACGAAACAACAAGAAGAAGAAGAAGAAATCAATCTGGACGATTTAGTGGATGATTTAGGTGATTTGGATATTGACGAAGATGATGAAACATCTCAATCTCAACATACTGAAAACAGTGATACTGAAGAAAACCTGTTCGACGAAGAACAAGAACAAGAACATCAATCCGAATTAACTGATGACGATGAAGAAGAATTGGACGAGCAACTATCTCAGTATGAAGGAAGTGAATTAAATGAAGAACCATATGACGAGCCGTCAGATGTTGAAGCAAGCGACACGCAAACTTCACGCACTAATAATTCAACCACTTTTAAACTACATGTGGATAATGTAGTAAACATACGGTTGATAGAAACCACTATTCCAAAATGCATTACATTATGTGATGAATACGGTAACATTGAACATGAAAGGACTGTGTATTTATTACTTGATGAAAGCGTGAAAAATTTATCCATTGGAAAAGATCATCGAGTTGGAAATAGAGTATATGGATTTCCTAGTAAATACCCGGTGTATAATGTAGTTAGTATGTAATTTAAGTTATAAGTAAATTACATACATTATATTATACATTATTAATTAATAAAAATAGCAAATAAAAAATAAAAAGCAAATAAAAAATAAAAAACTTCTCTCCCCTCCTCCCCCAAACACTTTTTTATTAAATCAACGAGAAGCATATATTGAAGCGGCACCAATAATACCAAACACTAAAAAAAAGCCACAAACAATTAAAGTTGGAATTAACATTGTATATTATTTAATATTGATCGCAGTTTTAAATAATAATATGTATAATTTAGTAACTTAACTTTTTGGTAACTAACCCCCCAACCCTTCCATTTTTATTAATAAAACACTAGTTATTTATTAGTGTTTTTATTAAGCATTTTTAGAATTTAAGTTATATAGTTGTTCAATTCGCAAAGAAACCGAATAATCGGTATTATTAAAATCAACAACTCTTCCCAACTCATCTAATATGGTGATTTTAAGTTTGTTGATATTAACAGGACCAAAGTATTTTCTTATGTAATTGGTTTCAACATCTGGATTTACATAATTATAATTTCCATCGCTGGTTTTAACCAATTTAGCCAAAATGGTATTATTTGTAAAAACGGATTCTTGAAAGGGAGAGAAAATGGTTTGCGAATAATTTTTGTTGTAATCATCAATTGCCAAAAACAAATACCGACTGCCTTCCGTGTTAAACATTCCTTCGGGCGAATAACCTTGAACTGTTGTTGTATTGGCTTCCGAGCGGGTCACATAATCAGTTGCATAATTATAATATTGTTTTCTATAACCTAACATCCACCCCATATTCATTTGTATGGGTCGGTTTGGTTCATCACTAATTCGCCAGTCAATATTAAATCGCAATTCAACCAAATCACCATCTAAATTGGTTACAGGTATACCACCATTACTGGTTCCACGAATATCCCTTACTAAATTAAATTTTTTAGTAACCTCGTCATAATAAGCACCAATGCGACTTAATCGGTTATTACTGGTATCGTTGAAAACATATTCATTTAAATACCGCATTAATGTGTTGGGAGTATAAATACCGTCTTTAATTTTAATGACATGTTTTGTTTGGTTTAATACCGTTACATCGTTACTAATATTTGCATTGTCAGCATTATTACTACTTACATCAAATAATTCTATTGTAAATTCGTTTGTTTTATTTATGCTGGAAAAGGTGTAGTATAAGTCGGGTATTTCGGCGGATTGAAGTGTCATCGAAGTAACATTTTGAAGTGTGTTGTTTAAATCGATGTTAAAATTAGATGATTTAGTATTGTAATAATCGTTTCGAAACATGGTATTAATATTTAATACGGCTGCTGTTTTTTCGCGATTGATTGGATTTATTTTGGAAGTTAAGTCTTGCTTAGGGTTTTTTTTAATTAAAAAATGTTCGCCATGATATGTATTGCTTTTTTCTAAATTTTCTGTGAATTCTTGCTGCGTGATATCAGATTGGCTGTTGATGGTTATTAATTTATTCATTGCCTTTTTAAGAAAGTCGACCAATGGTGCTTTCTCTCCCAATTCTATGTTTTGATTGGATTCGATTTCATTAATATAATTTAAACATTTATGATGAATGTTTAATTGATTTACTTGTTCTTCTTTTAATTCAAATATATCATATAAATCACTTTTAGAATATTCATCTATTTGTAGGCAAAAGTCCATATAATAAATTATTATATAATAAATTATTGATAATTATCTTATTTAATCGTATCTTATTTAATCCTACCTTATTTAATCCTATTTAATCCTATCTTATTTAATCTTATTTAATCTTATTTAATCCTATCTTATTTAATTAAATATTTTCTTATAATATACTAATTATGAGTGGAAGTTTTAAAAATCCAGCAATCTTAGATGATAATATGACATCAAACGATTATATAAATTCCAAAAAAAATAAGCAACTGTTTTGTGATATTAATAATTCCAAGTCAAAGGTGCATAAAGTGAAAGGTGGAAAGTTGTCACAAACAGCAAACCATTCCACATTGATGGCAATGACAAAAGGTTATTTTGATTATTATCAAACAACAGATGTATCAAATGCTTTTTTTACAACATACAATGAACAAATTATTAATAATGATAATTGTGTTACATATCCATCAAGTAATACTGATATAAGTAGTAATTATTTTGGTAGTATATTAACTACATATGAAGATGGTTATCAAGCGATTATTGACTCCAAGGCATTTTTCCAAAATGAATATGCTGAAGTATCCGAAGAAAACATTACAATCACAGACCAACATAAAGTAGGAAAGGTTAAATGCTTTAAAATGCATGGAGAAATCAAGAAAACTTAATATATTTATACTTAATTTACAAATATATTAAGAATTGGATAAAAATGTCGGTTGATAATTAAGGTGGGGTTTCCCCATTTGAATCTGTAAATTTTTCAGCACGAGCTAGAGCGGCTCCTAATATTTGCGTTAACCCTTCTTGTGGTAATGATGGGATTGTCTTAAGTATTTGGTCAATACCGCATAGTTCTCCAGTGGCTGCTTCTGTTTCTTCGGTGGGTGTGGCTGCTCCTTCTCCTTCTTCAGCGGGCGCTGCTGCTTCTTCTCCTTCTCCTTCTTCAGCGGGTACTGCTGCTTCTTCTCCTTCTCCTTCTTCAGCGGGTGCTACTTTGGCGGGTACTGCTGCTTCTTCGACAGGCCCCGCTGCTTCTTCGACAGGTGCGGCTGATTCTTCGACAGGTGCGGCTGATTCTTCGACAGATCCCGCTGCTTCTTCGACAGGTGCGGCTGCTTCTTCGACAGGTGCGGCTGATTCTTCGACAGATCCCGCTGCTTCTTCGACAGGTGCGACTGTTGTTCTTTCTTCTTCATTTGTAGGAATGGCGTCATCCGGAGTTAAATTAATCTCAAATTCTTCTCCTCCTTCTCCCTTATCACTATCTCCTCCTCCCATCATTACATTTTCTTTTATTTTACAAATGGGGTTAGTGCTACCGGGATAGCATTCTCTAAATATATCTTTTACAAAATCATTAATAAATCCTTTGCCTGTATCCAAATGATTAATATAATCGGAATATTCCAACAAATTTTTCATTGATTTTCCTTTATAATACAAACATTTTGGGAGAGAAAATCCACCTTTTTTATCTACTACTTCTACATATTTCCATCCATTACCAATATCTCCATTATCAAGTATATTGTATAATACATTTTTAAATTTAAGAGTTGTATTATTCATTGTATATATATAATATATATAAATGAATTATTTAATATTAGTTATTAATAACTTAAATAATATTAAATACAATTAAAATTCAGTATCCCACGCCGTCACTGCTTTGTTACCGGCTCTAGATGCTAAATAAGATTTCTGCTCCGCAGTTTCACAGGCACATCCACCCGTTCCACTAACCGTAGAATGCTTGCAACATTCAGGTTTAAAATCATTGTTACCATAGTAAAACAATTGTCCTTCTTCCATTGGAACACTTACTTTTTCATAATTTTCACCAGGTTCATATACTTTTTGGTATTTATCATTGTGAACGCCATTCGATGTGCTATACAATAAGTTAGACATACCTTCCTTGTTAATACAACTTATGCATGTATTGCTTATAATAAATCCAACAACAAGTATTATTATTAACAAATTGATGATATTAAGGTTAAGAGTGATTGAAATATTACTCATATAAATATTAAATAGATAATATTTAAAATTTATTTTAATTTTTTCATAGTAAATTACTTATTGTGTTCAACCGCTTAATTATTTAAAAAATATTCTAAACAAGCATTAAAATCATATATTTTAACATCGTCTACATAAAACATATTTTTATCTGTTAAAATGTGATACAATTTATTTTCATGTTTACTGTTCTTAATATGCGTTTTATGATATTTTGCTAAATCAGATTTCTCAAATATTATATTATTGCCTTTTAAATCAAGGGTATCATTAAAATAGTTAAATGTATTTTTATTGTCCAGCGATTGAACAACTCCAGTAACAACCACACCGTTTTTCAATATCTCTCCCACTTCAATATCTTGAATATATTTTTTCTCACCATTTTCCAATTCAATTACAGTATTTTCAAAGAAACCACTATTTAAGTATGTGTTGATGTCTTTTTTGGTGTAAATGTATTTTTTATTTTTAAGTGTTAATATTTCACTAATCGTCACTTCATCCCAATCCATAAAAACCGTATCATTTATTTCTATTTTTTTGGAATTGGTATTAATACAATACACCAAGTCTTCTTTTTCACTTAAACGAACCGCTCGTGGATCATTTTCAACACTGATCCAGCCCATCAATGGGTTATACACCGTATGATTTTCAGTTACAATAACACCATTTAAATTATACATCGTATTACCCACCGCACTTGTTTTAAATACACTGGTAACAACATCGTTGTTTAATAATACATCACCGGGAACCAGTTTCGATATAGCAACCGCTCCATTTACAGTGTCTATTTTAGTATCTTTATGAAAACAGTTTGATTTACCGGGTTTAGATGGTATACTACCAACGCTTATAAGTAATGCTTTCGCTATGTTCAGCTTTATAATAATCATCAATGTCATAATTGCAACATAAAATATGGTAGCCGAGATCGCTACTGGCCAAGTAAATGGTAAAATCCATAATCCTACAATCATTGCCGAAGCAGCAATCATTCCTGCAATAACAAGATCCATAAAACTACCAATAAATGCTCTTAGTGCGGAAAACTTGGCAACCAATGCGTGCAACAAAGTGATAATGACGGCATTCATTTTGTTTAAAACATCTTTCATATTAATATACATTTTCTGTATGGGAATAATAACACTACCGATACGGCTGATAAAATACTCCATTAATACTCTCATTTTTCCAATTATATTTGCCGCTAAAGTTTGAAGACCTCCACCAGAAGAAGCCAATTTTTTCAATGAGGATGTCAAGCTTTCAATGGTGTTAATGACTGGTTTTGTAAATACATCAACAATTGATTTTAAAATTAGATTTGTGCATACTGAAAAGTTTTTACTGGTGCTTTCAAAAACGGTATCATTTGGGTCTTTATTAATCATTCCAGCAAAAGGTATTATACCTGGACGACATCTTATATTATTCCAATCATCTTTTAATTCATTTATATTAGACTTTATATTAAAATATGAAAATACAAATAAAAATGCGATTATAACTATAACTGTTATAGATACAGAACTCCCGTATTTTTCTAAATATGTCTTATTTCTGTATAATTTATTTACATTTAAAATAAAAGTATCGTTCATCTTATATATAAAATGGATAATAATATGATTTTCGCATTCTATTTAAAGTAATATTTAAACCACCACATTAATCTTCCCAGTCCCAGAAACTGTATTCACCCACCGGAATGATGTGAGTAGATGTGACCAGACAAGATAATGTATCACTATACATATCTGTTTTTTCTGCTAAATTGAAGAATTGGACAGGTATTAAATCACCTGTGCTGGGGTCAATAATTTTATGACTTCCCGTAACCAAAATGTCGGCATTTAGTTGTTTACTCCATATTTTATAAAAACGGTGTTGTTCTCCGCCTTTAATTTTTAAAGTAGCAATCACATCGATGCCTCCTTTAATTTTTTCACCAATCTTAATATTTTTCATTTTCTTTACTGTTCCATCGTTCATAGTTACTGGTGTATCTGGTGAAAAGCATAATAATCGAATGGTTTGTCCAATTGGGCCTCTCCAAAGACTGGTTCCAGTTAAACCACCGGATTGTATCATATTGGTTATAACAACCATTGTTCCGGCAAACTTATAAAATACATCTTTCATATTAACAATAAAAAACTGCATTTTCGCCATGATACCTTTAAAAATATTTAGTATATCACCACCTGCCATACCAAATCCCTTGGTCATGTTTGCCATAATAACTGTTAATGAACTAACGGCACTTAATATACCCCCGGCAACATCGCCTAATACATCTAAATTATTGAAAACCGGTTTTAAAAATGTATTCATTAATGCGGATTGAATTTTTCCAATGCAAAAAGCGAAATTTTCCATTGAATCGTATCCTAAATAACCGGCAAACGGCATTGCGATTGGACTGCATTTGTATTCGTCCCAATTATCTTTAATTTTTTTCAATCCTATTGCTAAAAATGAAGAAATATACAATATAATAAAAGCAACAATAATAAGTATGGCCGTATATACATCGCTATTTTGTGTT